GTCGCGCTGCCCAGCAGCTCGTCCCACTCGTCGTCGGTGATGTACAGCGCACCCGCAGCCACGGTCCGGTCGCGGGTGAAACTGTAGTCGTCGATCGACTCCTGGTACTTGCCGTCAGGGTTGCGCAGGTGCCGGATCACGGCCCACGACTCGACCTTGACGACGGTAGCCAGCGCAACGGTCGTCGCGATCACCAACGCGTCCAAGTCCGGAATACGTCGCTTGATGAGCAACTCGACGTCGTCGAGCAGGGTAGGCACAAGTGCCTCCTGCGCATCGGACAGCGAGCCGAAGCGGGCGGCCACGTCAGACACAGATGCATACGACATGACCGCCCGCCCCCCTACTTCTTGACCGTGTAGCCGGACTCGACCAGCGCGTCAACGATCGACTCAGGAACCGTGGTGTGCGCACCCATCGGGGAAACCACCCGCACCGAACCGGCTTCCGGCTCAGTCTTCGATTCCTTGATGTCGTCCAGAGTCGTTGCCTTCTTGATCGCCACGGCGGATCAGGAGACGTTGGTGTACTTGACGAACGAAGCCGGGTCGTTGACCAGGAAGCCGTACTCCGCTTCCGCCAGGATCGCGACCAGGTTGTTCTCCCACAGCGACACCAGTGCACCGTTGATAGTCACCGAAGCCTCGGTCGACACCGAGTAGGAGATCCCGCCGACCGAACCCCACGCGACCTGCGACCAGTCGCCGAGGTAGCCGTAGATCTTCGGGGTGTTGGCGAACACGCCCGCGGCCAGGACCGCCGGGTAGCCCAGCAACGAACCCTGCCGGATCAGGCCGGCCTTGTCGGTGTATGTGGCGTCCAGGAAGAGCGGGCGGCCGGACGAGTCCTTGGCGCCGTTGAACACCGGCTCCATGCGACGGTCGAACGCGAACCCGTTCGGGTACTTGCCCGCGGACACCAGGGTCGACAGGCCAGCGTTGATGTCGTCGTACACGGCGGTGAACGCGGGCGTGGTGCCCGTGAACTCCTGCGTGGACGAACCAGTGTCGAGGTTGGTGGAGAACGGGGTGCTGGTGCCGTGCAGCGCGGCAGCGTCGAACGCGATCGCGAACGCCTCCGCGATCTGCGGGCGCAGCAGGTCCATGTACCCGCCGGGGTTGGCACGAACGACCTCAGCGGAAACCACGGCGATAGCCGCGATCTTCTTTGGGTCAATCGTCTTCAGCGCCATCGAGCCTGCCGATGCAGGCTTCTGCGCACCTTCAGCCACCCACCCAGCAGTCACCTTGCCGGTGACGGTGGGGATGGCCACGCCGGACGGCCCCAGCGGAACCCTACGGCCCAACTGCTGCACGACGGACAGCTGTGCGGCCTTCTCGAAGATGGCTTCGGACTGCTCGCGGTTCAGGAACCCCGAGAAGTCCGAGAGCTTGGTTGCGGCGGTGATCGCCATTCAGTGCTCCTCGGAGTCGGGCACCCGCAGATCAGCGGATGCCGAGCTTGGATCGGAGGGCGTCTTCCAGCCCATCCGAGTTCAGTGATGTCGTGCCGCCGGTCCGCGCACCTTGCGACGGATCGGGGCGTGGCGTACCAGGAGTGACAGGCGCAGACCGGGCCATGAACACGGCCAGCAACTCGTCCGCGTCGGCCTCGATCTCCTCCTGCGTCTCGCCCTGTAGGCGATCCACAAGTTCAGCGGGGAGCCCCTTCGCCAAGGCCACGCTGCGCCGGGTCGCGGCGCTCTGCGTCTTGGTCAGTTCCGCCTCAAGTTCGGCGATCCTGCGGGTTGCGCGCTCGGTCTCGGACAGACTCGCAGCCTCGATCTCCGACAGCCTGCTTGCGGCTGCGGCGTTCTCCTTGGCCCGCTTCTCCTGCTCCCGCGCCTTCGCCTTCCAGAAGTCAACCGTCTCGGTCGGCTTCGTTTCGGGCTGGTGCTCCGCGCTTTCCGTCGACTCCGTTGCGGCGCCGTCGGTCACTGCTGCCTGGTCGGCCATGTAACTGCTCCCGTTTCGGGTTGTCCGGAACCGTTGCGGTTCCGGGGAGATCAGACGAGGTAGCCGTGCGCTTTCAGCAGGCGCACAGCCTCTGCACGGTCATTGCCGGCGAGTTTGTAAATGGACTCGGGGCGCAACCGAACGGCCTTCGAGCGCTTGGCCCGTCCCCGGAATCCGGTGGTCGTCGTCTTCAACGTCCGACCATCCAGGACCGTCGTCGCCATCCCGCGTTGCGCGTTGATGACGCGGCCGGGGTCGGCGCCGTCCTTGATCGCCTGCGTGTCGGCCTTCGACAGTCCGTGCACCTGACCCGCTTCGATCGCCCTACGCGGATCGGTGGTCAAGTCGCCCGCGATGTTCTCCGACGACGGGATGCCGTAGCAGTCGCAGCCGGGGTGCCGCTTGAAGCCCGCGTTCCACCGGTAGTGAGCGCCGGCCAGGATCGCGCACCTCGAGCACGACGGCAGTTTCAACGCCCGCACATACCCGGAGATCCGCGGCCTCGCAGTCAACTCCACCGACTGCACCGCACGTCCCGCGTCGGCAACCTGAGTGGTCACGATGCGGTCCATCACGTTCCGGCCCAGTTGCAGCGAGTCTTGCAACCCGACACCCTGACCGAGCGCAGTTCTGGTCGCGACGATCGGCTGGTACAGCAGACCGTCCAGCGTGCGACCGTCCGACGCAACACCGGCCAGTCCCGTCGGTGACGCCGCGCCGTCCGCGTCCGCCGGGAGACCGAGTTCGTCGACCACCGCGGGCACATACGCCGCCGCAGCGCGACCGACCGCAACCTGTGACGCCGTCAGCAGCGAGACGAACTGCGGGCCGATCGTGCGCCACGCCTCGTCGAAGTCCCCGAACCCCAACTGCCGCCACAACCGGCGCGCCGCCAGCACCGTCGTAGCCGACAGCGACGACGCTGCACGGTTGTAGGCAACGGCAGCGTCAGGCAGTGGCATTCGGTGGCACCGTGGCCGACAGTGCCGCAGTCAACCGCTCAATCGTCGGGTCGGCTTCTTCCCTGTCGAAGTAATCACGCTCACGGGCCTTCTCGGCCTCCGACCAACCCAGCCGATCCCATGCACCCTCACGAGACACGATGCCCGCGCCCCGTAACGCCACCACAGACGCCGCTAGGGCCTGCTGCGTCGGATAAGCGGGGTCGTACCAGTCGGCAGTGATTCGGTTGCCGTCGGGCCATTCACCGTCACGGAAACGCACATACAGCGCCATCGCCCGACCCAGCGAATCACCATCGGCGCGCATATGCCGCTCGGCACGGAGGATCAGACCCTCCTTGCCCTCGCGGATCGCCTCAGCCGACGACGGGTTGTCCTTGTGCGAACCGACATACTGCGACGGCAACCCGTAGATACCCGCGACCTTCTCGCCGTAGAACGTCACCGTCTCGGTGAAGTTCCGCAGATCCGATGCGGAGAACTGGCCTACCTTGCCATCAGCGTTCTCGGACGCCCAGATCCCCGAGAAGTACGCCTGCCACACGGGCAACGGATTGCCGGCCTGGTCACCGAAGTCGCCACGGGAGAAGCCGAGCGCCCACCGTGCAGGCACCGCGTGCGTCTCCTGCGCCAGTTGCAAGTTCGTCAGCGACCGTGCAGCCGCGTCGGTCAGCGAGATCGCCCGCTTCATCTCCGACTCACCCGACCAGTGGCCCGTCCGGCGCCTGTTCAAGAACGGCACCACGGGAACGCGCCCGAGCTTGTGCGGGTCGCGGTCGTACTCGACCCACTTGCCGCGAACCAACTCGGCCCACACCGTCACGTCGGGCAAGTACAGCGTCAGCAGGTCCGGCGTCATCGACTGCGCCTGCACCGAATCCTCGGACAGGTACAGCTTCAACGCCGCCACGACGCGACGAGTGCGCGGGTCAACCCTGCACACCGTCTCCCGCGGAGACTCGACAGTCATCAGTGGGTGCTCGGGATCGTCCGCATTCGACCCGACCGCGAGGAACCCACGGCCGTAGACGAGTTTGTCGTTCCAGAGCATCGTCTGATCCGAGTCGAGGTTGTTGGCCTCCCAGCCGTCCTGCAAACCCTCGTCCCGAAGGTCAGAGCCCGGCAGGATGAACCCTCGCAGCGTGATCCGCTCAGCCACCGAGTCGACCACCAGCGCCGGCCAGTTCACAATCGTCGTGAACCGCTGCAAGTCGGGAGGGACGGCCAACCCCAACACGTCGAGGATCTGCTCGCCCTGGTAGTAGGCCGACATCAACTTGTCGGCCCGAGCCGAATCCTCGAGGGACCGGGTGAGGGACGCTATCAGTTCGAACTCATCGCGTGACAGCGCCACTCAACACCCCCTCGGCCTCATCTGAAGAACGTCATCCCGCGTCGGACGGGCTCAGCAGTCCACCCGGAGGCACGCGCATCGCATGCCGCTTCGTGCGCCACGATGTCGGCCATCAACAGGTCGATCTTCTGGTTATCGGACGGCTTACCCAGGATGAACTTGTCACCAGGCTTCGCCAGTTTGCGGGCGGCCAGCGCGTGCGTCCTGACCACCGTATCGTCGGAGTGGGTGGTCAGGCCCTCGGCCAGATCCTCCCGATACCGCAGCAGCGCCGGGAACATCCGCCCAATCGAGTTCGTCGGCCACTCCAGCACCACATCTTCGCCGTACATCTGCGCCCACTGGTCGATCTGCGTCTCCCAATGCCGCGGGTCGCAGTACATGCGCCCCACCCGGAACCGGTCGAACAACTCGGCCACGGCCGCGTTCACTTCACCCCGCGGGATGCGGCCTTCTGGCCACTCACTCGGCCGCCAGAACGCCGGACGCGAATCCGGCCCGTATGTCGGCGTGAAACGGAACCCGTCCCACGTCTCCACCCGAAGCGCAGTCCAGTCACCCGACCGCGACCCGTCGAACCCGGCGGACACGGCGCCACTCACCGGGATCGGCCTGGCAGTGTCGGTGCCGGCATCCCAACCGGCCTCGGTCAGATACGCGCCCAACCCCTGCACCAACCGGTTCCCGAAGAACCGCTCAGCCTGCGTCGGGTCCGTCTCCACCAACTCGGCAGCCTCGGCGTCGATCGGCGCCACATCCACCCACGGCGCATCCGCGTACACGTACAGGTGGATCTTGTGCCGCTCCCGCCTGTTGCCGTACGACAACTCGGCGGGCGGCTTCCGGTAGTACTTGAATATGTCCGGCTGCTGCGACTCGAAAGCCTGCTGCGCAGCCGAGTTCTCCATCGGGTCCCACGGGTTCGTCAACTCCACCGTGCGGCCCTGCATCGCGGCGATACCCCGACGCATCGTCTGCCACGTGTCCAGCACCCGATTCGACGCCGTGTACAGCCCGGACTCGTCCCCGAGCCCGCCGGTCAACGGCTGACCCAGTTTCGACCTGGCGGCCGACGACAACGGGACGATCTTGCCCCGATTCGGCAGCCGGACGAACCCCTCGCGCACGTGAACGAACTGCGCCAACGGACCCGAATGGATCATCGCCTGCAACGGCTCATAGACGTTCGCCGTCTGCGTCTCCGCATACGCCAACAGGCCCAGCAGCGACTTCCGCCGCGGCACGCCCATCGCCTCGCCCGGCAGGTACTCGTACTCCCACCCGCAGGCGCAACCGTGATCCTCGCAGCGGTACACATCGCCGTCCGAAGCCCAACCGGCGAACAGTGTCGGACCGACACCCTCCGCCAGTAAATACCCGGCACCCCACGGCGACTTGCCGCACTTCTGCGGCCCGACGATGATCGACCGCCGATAGTGGAACGGCGCCAACAACCGCCGCTGATCCACAACCGCATCCGGCTTCACCCGGTAATGGTTCGCCGTGCAGAACAGTTGCCAGCCCTGGAACGTCAGCGGCTCACCCTCGAACACCCCACCAGGAACCCGGCAGTGATGCTCCAGCCAGTCCGAGACCAAGAAGCCAAGGGTGTGCAGCGGGTCGAAGTCGAGCGACAGCCCAACGTCAGGCTGCGCCACCGGAGACCGACCTCATGCGGTCCCGAGACGACACACGCTGCGGCTCCGGCCGATCAGCCGCACGCTCGGCAACCTCATCGGTCGCCACCGCCCAGCCCATCTCCGCCAGACCCGCAGTCGTCAACCCGACCTGATCGGCGAAGCGATGCAACTGAGCCAACAGTGCGGCAGGGGCATCGGCAACCTCGCAGCGCACCGACAAGCGGCACCACATCGCGACCGTGCGTTGCCGCCACGCCTCCGACGGCTGGGCCCACGCATTCGCCTGCGGCAACCGCCACGTCTGCTCCCAGACCTCGACCTCACGCTCCGACGGCTCCGGCAACGGCCACAACGGCACAGGGCCGACATACCGCGCAGGCAACGCCGTCAGCTTGAAGCCGCGACGATCCGACCGAGCAGAGTCCGGGTCAGGCTGAGACCCCGACCGATTCCGAGCGCCACCAGACGCCATAACTACCTCCTGCACCCGTTCCGGGTTCGACCTCAGCCGTTTCGGCCCTGGTCGGGGATGTTTGAAGATGTCGCGCTACCGAGACCTCTCCCCCGCGGTCCGCGCTAGGGGCGGGGGGAGGGGCATCCGATGATCTTGTGTGTGATCAACTTCGGCCGGCGGTTGCGCGGTTGCAGGGCACACACTCGGGACCGAGGTACACGCTGCGGTCCGTGTCGTGGTGCCCGAGGTCGAACGGCGTGCCGGGTGGGAAGTAGTTCGCGCACCGCCAGCAGGTGAAGCCCTTGCGCTTCACGATCCGTTCTGCCTTCTTGCGTTCGCGGTCGTGTCTTGCGTCGTATCCACGGTCTTGCCTACTGCCTCGCCGCTTGTCCCGTGCTCTTTCGCATTCGTCGCACCGCGTTCGGTACGTCAGTTCAGGACAGCCCGGCTCGACACACACGGTCCAACGAGGCACTACCTACCCCCGGTGGGTCAGCTGTCCACCAGGGCGAGGGTGAGCGACGTGACACCCGACCATGTGAAGTCGATCAGGCCCGTGCTCGGGTTGATGTGTCGCGGTTGGAAGTTGGAGACCTCCCACTCGGCACCGGCAGCCACGGCGTAGGTGGGGTCGGGGTTGGCCACACCGTCCTCGTTGTTGCCCGGTACGACCAGGGTGCCGGTGATGGTGGCACCAGATCCGTTCTTGATGCGGAGCCGGCCTCGCACGGAGTAGGGGATGGAGTCCCCGCCACCACTGGCCGCGGCGTAGGTAACGGCACCGCCTGCGATGCCTCGGAACTGGGGGGTGAGGGTAGCCATGCTGGTTCTCCCGGGGGTAGTAGTGGGTGGTCCGGCTACTCGGCCGGGCTAGTCGTCTGAGTTCACGTCATGGATGGTGGCGGCCAACGACTGCCACGCTTCGGCCATGGTCAGCAGGTGGTCAGCCCTGTGTCCAGGGTCTTCGTCCTGCGCGAACTCCAGGCATTGCGTGGCACGGGTCAACGCTTCGGCGATGGTGACTGGTGTGGTGCGCTGCTCAGCCACGGTCGCCTCCGGTGTGGACGTGGAGCGAGTCGAACGCTCGTGTGCCGGCAGGACGTACCCCTTGCTGGCCAGTCCCGTCACGCCCTTGGCCCTGTCCGCTCACACCGGGCGGGGACGTTGGCCGACACAGGTGCTCTCGGGCCAGTCAGCTATGTGACGCGCGCCCCGGTCGCTGTGTCGGAGAATGAGAACAACCCCCAAGTGCGCATCGTTGAGAGGCGTGGGGGTTGTGGTTCCGGCCGTGGCGTAGAGACACTCCGGCCGAGCACTGACCAGTATGGGGCACGGGTGTTAACACTGTCAACTACCCGGCCATCGTCTCGCGTGCCGTGTTCGCCCGCAGCATCTGATCAACCAGCGAGTCCAGATCGGAACCCCGGAACCATGCCGTCGAACAGGCATCGCACACCACCGCACGGACCCGCCACTGATCGTCCGGCGAGTAGTCCTCACCGTCCGGTCCAGCCCAATGAATCGACAGTGCCGGCCGGACCACAGTCTCCCCCTCATGCTTCGCCGTGATCGTCGCCGCCGAACACTCCGGGCAGCGTGTGCCCCTCGCCCACCGCGGCCTCTGCGGGTCCAGCCTCAGCGCCTCCCTCGCCCGACTGCGCCACTTCTCCAGTTGGTTGATCCACCACGGCACATCAGCGTCAGGATCGCCCACGATCTTCGACGCCAGCAGCCGCAGGTTCCCGGGCACTTCACGCTTCGACTGCCCCGCGTGTTCCATCACCGCCTCGGCAAGCGTGGCCGCGATCTCAATCACCAACGTCACCACATCGGCGGAGATCGGGATGCGCGCCTTGCCGCCGTGCCCACCGCTTCCGGTGCCGCTGTACGCCGTTGCCCGCTCCAGTTGCTCCCACAGGCTGGGCAGTGTGGTCCACGTGTCCGTGCCGTCGTCGCGGGGCACCTTCATCCGCTGGCGCTGAATGAGCGCGTCAACCGCCGCGAGTAGCCTGGTCTCGTCGTTGTTCACAGGATCACCCCGTCCGTGAAACGGCTCCCCGGATGCGTCACCCAGGTCAGCATCCCCGCCTTCGCGTACTCACCCGAGAAGTCCGTGAAGAACGGCGAACCACCGTCCAGCGCGGGTGTCTGCACCCACAGGCACGACCCCCAATCCCGCAACTGCCAATGATGGAAGTGATGGGTGATGAACAGGTCCGCATCCCCGATCGGCTGGCGACCCGCAGCCTGATTGCGCCACCAGTTCCGCGCCTTCACCTCGGCGTTCACCCCCACGCCCTTGCCGTACACGTGCCCATGGGTGGTGCCGACGATCCAGCCGTGCACGTCCACCGTCTTTGCCGGTTCACTCTTTGCGATCACGAAGTTCACGTGCGACAGCCGTGGGTCGCGAGCCGCGCCGACAGCGGCGTTCTCGAACACCTCGCAGTCGGAGTTGTCGTGCCGGTTGACGCGGTGGCCGTTCACCCGGTTCTCGCCGTGATTTCCACCAACAACCAGACACGTCACCCGCGAGAAGTGCGGCGCCAACCTGTCGAGCCCTTCCAGGATCATCGCAGTCACGTCCCGGCGCTGTTGCCGAAGATCCCCGCCCGTCTCGTGCATCTGGTTCGGGAAGATCGAGCAGCCCTCGATCATGTCGCCGCCACCGATGATCAACAGTTCACCGAGGTCGCGGTTGATTGTCCGCAACTCCCTGGCGCGCTCCTCTGTGGCGTCCAGCTTGCTGTGGAACCTGTCCAGCAGCCCCTCGATGCCGCCGCCCTCGTTCTTGTGCGCCTGCCAGTCGTTCCAGGACGCATTGAGTGTCGCCCCGCCGTTGTAGATGGGCGTGGCGCGCCTCCGGTTCTTCCTCAGGCTCCGCAGGATCGCTACCGCGTCGACAGCGCCCACGGGATCAGGTCGGTCGCGGATGATCCACTTCAGGTAGATGTTCGGCGCCTCCGGATTGCCCCACATCCGCGTGTCGGTGAGGATCACCTCTCGGTGCTCTGGGATGTCGAACGTGGTGACCTCCTTGATCCGTTTCCGCCACGCCGCTTCGTTCTCCGGGACGTCTGTTACAACGAGTGAAACCTCCGACAACTCCCGTGAATCCGGGTCGAACTTCCATCCCGGCTCGAACCCCTTCGGATGTGCGCGGCGTTCCCGTCGCGCGTCCGGTGCGGGCATCTCCCGGTCAGACAGTGCCACGACATCCGCCTCTCCTGTGTCGGTCGAGGCTGGCCGGCCCGACGTGGTAGCCCTCGTCGCGGAGTTGGTCGGAGATCCACCGGTTGACCTTGTCGGTGTTGGGGTGCTCCTGGAACCAGTCGGCGAGTACGTCGGCGTCGGCGTCTGGTAGCGCTTGGAGGGTGCGGCAGGTATCGCAGGTTGGTCCGCGGCGCGCTACCGGCGGGGCGCCCTTGTC